AGCCAATCCCCTGCCAGTATATCCCCCTGACGCACAACAGGCTCGGACGCGCGAACGGAGAGCACTACACGCTCGCTACCTATCAAGTACTGATAGAGGAGCAACCATTCGAGGCCGAGCAGCTTCGCCTGAAGGATATGGAGGGGAATGTGGTAGGCGAGTACTCTACTATCTCGGTGAAACCGCTCGTAGCCGTCTGTGAGACAGAAATCCTGATATGAACAGCGAGAGAGCTGCGAGACACAACGAAAAGTCTACGGGTAGGCAACTTACTACCTACGGAAAGAAATTGCGTTCTCGTTGAAATTCGCTAAAAATAACTCTCATGCCGATAAAGAGCAAAACGCCAAAGGCCAGTATCAACGAGTATATAGCCAAGCGCACTCAGGAAATGGAGCAAGCCCTTGTCTATAACCTCCTTGCAGTAGGTGAGCAGTGTGTCAATGCTGCCCGCATAACTGCAATGAAGGGGCGCGACTTCACTGACCAGACGGGAAACCTCCGAAGCTCTATTGGCTACGTCCTCGCTATCGACGGACAGATCATTCAGGAAAGCTCATTCCAAACCGTCAAGGACGGTCAGGACGGTTCCAAGGAGGGAAAGACGTTTGCCGAGAGCCTTATCCAGCAGTTCCAAAAGGGTATAGTGCTGCTGGTGGTTGCAGGAAAGAACTACGCAAAGTACGTGGCCGCTCGCGGCTATGATGTTCTCGACACCGCAGAAACACTCGCTAACAAGCTCGTGCCGCAGCTCCTTGAGCAGCTGGGCGAGCAATAATGGCAACAGGTTATGGCAAAGACAGGTAAGCAGATACAAGGTGACATATACCAGCTTCTACGTGATAGCGACCTTGCTCGAATGATTACGGGTGATGTCTATCGCTACGGTATGCGTCCGCGTGACAGCCGACTGGAGGACGCTGTGGTAATCTTCACAACTGGCGTTCCTACACAGGTGGAGGAAGGTGTAGTCACTATCAATATCTACGTTCCTGACGTTGACCCCTACGAAAATGGTGTTCTCGTTGAGGACGGTGAGCGCACGGAGGAGCTGGAGGCTGCAGCCCAGCAATGGGTGGAAAGCTTGACGACCTCGGTGTCAAATTACAAGTTCCGACTGCAAATGGCTATCTTCACCGAGGAGGAACCCGAAATCAATCAGCATTTTGTCGTTGTCAGGCTGGGCTACCAGTACTACGGCGGCAATTAGGTATCAATCATTCATCAACCAATAAACTTTCAAGTATTATGGCAATTCTCTCTTGGGGCAAATGCTCTATCACTCACGGAACCTCTAACAACGGTGCAGCCGCTTCCAACTGGACGGCAATTGACACCCCGAAGGAGGACACAACACGACTGACCACCACGGCTGGTACTGAGGTAACGGCTACTGAGGAGGGAGGCGGCATCGTGGACGCCCGCAACGGCAAGAACAGCTACCAGCTGGAGTTCGACCTGTTCGTCAAGAAGGGCGGCACCCGTCCGTTCTCCGATGATGACGGTGTGGTCGCTGGCGAGCACTCCTTCCGCGTCGTTCCCGAAGACCCGACCTGTGAGGGTATTCAGATTGACCGCTCTATCGTGCGCTGCGAGGAGTCCTACAGCACCGCTGACGGAAAGCTCCTGCACTACGTCGTGCGCTGTCTGAAGCCCGCAACGGGTAACACCGTGAAGCCCTACACCCAGGGTAACACTCAAAGTAACCCCTAACAAGTAACTTTCTTGTACTTTTCTCTCTGTCAGACCCAGTGGCGAAGGGGGTCGCAAAAAACCTTCGCCACCTTTCTACATCGCGGAGTGGAGCAGTTGGTAGCTCGGTAGGCTCATAACCTACAGGTCGCAGGTTCGACTCCTGCCCCCGCAACACTAAAGCAGTTGTTCAATATGAAGAAGAAAGAAAATATAGAGACAAGAGTAGCCGAGGCCATCCTTCAACAGCCTATGGAGGTGGCCGTCGGAAAGAGCAAATACCTTGTAGCCCCTCCGAGCGTGGCTACCCTCATCCTTGCTTCCGAGGCCGTTTCGCGACTCCCACAAGGTGCCCTCGATGAGCAACGGGTGTTGGAGGAAACGCTTGCGAAAGCTGAGTATTGTCGCCCTCTCGGTGAGGTGGCGGCAATACTCATTCTCGGAGCAAAGGGGCTGACCGAGACGCGCAAGGTCAAGGAGAAACAGCCGAGATACTACTTCTTCGGTTTGTTCTGCCGCACAAAGACAGTGGAGGTAGAGCGTGCCTTCAACAGAAAGGAGGAGCTGGCCAATGAGCTGTTGGAGAACCTTTCGCCCTCGGAGCTGAACCTGCTCATCAGCCGCATCCTGAAAACGATGCAGATAGCAGATTTTTTCGGGCTTACCACTTTCCTGACAGGAGCCAACCTGCTTCGCCCGACGAAAGTGGACGAGAGCTGAACGACAGCATTTGGGCGATAATAGCTGGTGTAGTCAAGACCTACTGCCTCCCGCTGGACTATGTACTCTATGACCTGTCATGGCTGAACATGATGATGTATAGCTCAGTACTTCCCTCCTACAAAGACCACGACAAGGAGGGCGGCAAGAAGGAGAAACAGGAGCAGATCAAGGCTGACGATCCAAAGAACAAGCAGCGTATTCGTGATATAATCGACAGTTTGGACTAATAGTATGGACTCGGAGAACGGAAAACTCTTTTTTGGTGCTGGTATAGACAATGACCAGCTCCGTCAGGACGCAGAAGTGACGAAGGGCATCATGAACGGGGTCGTTGATGATGTCGAACAGCGTAGTGCGCATATCCAAGAGCTGCTGACCAATGTTCCGAGGGTGGATATTGACTTCAACACCAACATACCAGCCACTGCCGACGAGATACAGACGGCCTTTGAAAACATCAACAGCGTGATAGCTCAGAACGAGGCCGCTATCAAGGAACTGGAGGCCGAAGAAAGACGGCTGTCAGCGGAATACTCCAACACCTTCCAAAAGAACCAAGAGGAGGCTAACGGTATAGCCAAGCAGCGTGAGCCTATCGTTGAGAACATCAGGCTCCGCAAGGAGGTGCTACAGTCGGTCAAGGCTACCCAGCGCGAGCTGGTGGAGTCTGTCAAAAAGATGCAGGACGAGGGCAAGGCTGTGGAGGATAACGCCAAGCAGCACCAGTCTTTGCGTCAACGGATCCGCGAGCTGAAAGAGGAGCTGCTGGAAATGGAGGCCGCAGGACAGCGTGGGACAGCCCGTTATCGAGAGCTTCAGGAGGAGGCTGGCCGACTTACTGATGCATGGGGTGACGCTACCCAGCAGGCAACCATCCTCGCCCACGACCAGCGAGGTATGCAGGGTATAATTTCGGGGTTGCAGGGTGTCGCAGGTGCGGCCTCAGTAGCTACGGGTGTCATGGGCTTGTACGGTAGCGAGAACGAGCACCTCCAGCAGATTATGCTCAAGGTGCAGTCGCTCATGGCTATCACTATGGGATTGCAGCAGATACAGCAGACCCTCGACAAGGATAGTGCATTCCAGCTTGTCACCATGAACGGTTTGAAGGAGCTTTGGAATAAGCTCATGGGCGAGAGTGCCGAGGCGCAGGAAGAAGAAACCGCTGCAACCGCTGCCAACACCGCCACTCAGGAGGCCAACGCTGCTGCCAACGCTGCCAATACAGCAGCTACCACCGCAAATACAACCGCCAAAGGTGCCAAGACAGGCGCAACGGTAGCGGGAACGACTGCCGAGGTTGCTGGCACTGTCGCCACTAAGGCTCACACTGTAGCAACCGTAGCACAGACGGTGGCCACCAAGGCTGCTTCACTTGCCTTGAAGGGGTTGAAGGCCGCTATCATGGCTACTGGTATCGGTGCGCTGATAGTGCTGGTCGGTGAACTTGTCGGCTGGCTCGTGAAGCTTTTCGACTCCACCGACGAGGCTGAGGAGAAGCAGAAGGAGTTGAACGAGGTGCTGGCCAAAGGGCGTGAGGCATACGCGAAGGCGAGCGTCGAGATCAGCGACTACAAGGATAGGATAGACCACTTCAACGGCTCGAAGGCCGAGGAAAAGAAGCTCGTTGATGAGCTGAATAAGAAGTACGGCGAGGCTATGGGCTACTATAAGTCGCTGGAGGAGTGGAAGGCCGTTCTCGTTGAGAAGGGAGAGGCCTACTGCAATATGTTGTTGAAGGAGGCAGAGGCTCAGGCTATCCTCACGAAGTACACTGAGGCGTTCATAGCCTTGCAGGAGGTCAGGGACACTAAGGCTTCCGAGTTCGGAAACTGGACTACCACCAAGGCTGGTGACGAAGAACGCAAGCGAAAGGCCGTGAAAGAGGCTGAGGATGAAATGAACTTGTGGCTGAATCGCTACAAGTCAACACTGGCTGACGCACAGGCTCTCCGTGACCAGTTTGACCTCAACCCGCATATCGACCCGTCAACCGTGAAATCCACTACTGGAGGGGGCAAGACCTTCGACCCTGCCAAGGCTGCGCTCGAAACGAAGAAAGCTATTGAGGAATATAAGGAGGCTGTCAAGGAGTATGTGAAGGACGCTTCCGACGAGATAAGCGACTTGACCGTAGACGCTATGGAGCAGGGCTTGTGGCGTGAGCTGGCTGAGATACGCAAGGGCACCCGTCAGCAACTGGAGGCATGGAACGACAGGCTGGAGAAGCTGGCCGAGGCTCGCAAGGCTGCTGCCAAGGCTCAGTATATGAACACCAAGGGGGCTACCGAAGTGGGCTGGGCTAATTCTGCCGACGGGAAGAAAACTGTTCAGGACTGGATAGAGGTTATTAAGCAAGAGACCCCTGCCGTGATTGAACAGTTCGATGCAGTGTGGAAGCAGATTACAGATAACGGTGACAAAGCTATTCAGGATGCGCAGCGACGCTATACCGACGCTCTGATAGACGAGTTTGGGACAGCAGCTCAGAAGGAGGAGAAGCTATCCCGCGAGTGGGCAGCAAAGCTGGCTATGATACCTGACGAGTTCAAAGACCAAGCTATCCAGCAAATGGAGGAAGCCTTTGCAGCCCTCAACAGCGACAAGTTCAAGGCCAGTATCAATTGGGAGAGCGTGTTCGGCAACCTTGCGGAGCAGGCTGTTCCAGTACTACAGCACACCCTCGGGAAGGTCAAGGAGTATTTCGAGCAGAACAAGGGCAGCATGTCTACTGAGGAGATAAAGAACTATCAGGAGGCTATTGCTAACATGGAGGCTGAGATTGCCAACCGCAACCCCTTCTCTGCCCTCGCTAAATCAATGCGTGATATAAGCACCTCTAAGGCTGAAATGGTTGCTGCCTTGAATGAGGTCAGGGACGCACAGCAGCAGCTCAACGACGCTATCAATGAGCGTAACAACGCTATGGCCGCATGGCGTGACATGCAGGAAAGTATAGAGAGCGGCGAGGTAGATGAAAAATCCGACGAGGCCACCGCAGCCTATGATAGGCTACAGAACGCTATCAAGGGCGTTGGGAAGGCTCAGGAAACCCTTTCTAAAGCCGAGAGCCGTGCCATGACTGCACAGAACAAGAATACAGCTGCCTACAAGAATACTGCCAACGCTTTGAAGAATGTCGGCACGGTGGTGACTGACCTCGGGAAACGAGCCGAGGGGCTGGCAGAGGTGTTCGACGATGATGTAGCCAAAGGTATCGGCAAGGCCATGTCCTTTATGGACGAAGTGATAGACGCTACCTCTACCGTCATCAGTGCCATAGGCGACCTCGGCAAGGGTGTAGCCAAGGGTATAGAGACTGCCGTTTCGTCTGCCTCTCAGGGGGCAACAGCTGCCGCTGCTACGGGAGCTTCTGCTATCAGTACAATCGAGAAGGCTTCGGCAATCCTCGCTATCATATCCGCTGCACTCCAGGTCGCAACAGCCATCGCCAACCTGTTCAATAATGATGATGAGAAGCAGGAGGAGATAGAGCACCTTCAGGAACGTATCGACCAGCTCCAGTGGGAGCTACAGCACCAAGACGTAGTGAGGCTGCAGCAAGGTCAGGGTCAGGCCATAGAGCGCGTGCGAAACGCCCTGTCTGAGGTCACGAAGGAACTTGTTCAGCAGAAGCTCGCAGTAAACGATGTGTGGGGCGCATGGCTCGTAATGATGCGCGGTGCGGCTCATAACCAAGAGCTGCTTGAACGGTCTGCAAAGAAGCTTGCTGATGCCTATGCGAATATGGGGTACACTGTCGACAAGGCTCTCGGCATGGAGAAATTCTCCAACAGCCGTGCTCAGCTCGAAAACCTTACTCAGCAGCAGATACTCCTTCAAGAGCAGATAAGCAAGGAGGAGGACAAGAAAAAGACCGATCACGGGAAGATTGACGAGTGGAAACGCAAGATTGAGGAACTTGGCGAGGAGGCTGTACAGCTCATCAACGACATGGTGGAGGAAATCATAGGAGGCTCCTCTACCGAGATTGCTGAACAGCTGTCAGACGCTTTCTTCGACGCTTTCGAGGCTGGCGAGAACGCAGCCGAGGCATGGGGCAAGAAGGTTGATGAAATCGTGAAGGACATCACCAGAAGAATGCTTGTTACAAAGTTCCTTGAAGAACCGCTCGGGCAGATATTCGACAAGTATAAGGCGAAGTGGTTCCCCAACGGTAACGGTAGCAACACTATCGACTCCGTACTCAACTCCATGAGCGAGTTCGCCAATGATCTGCGGGCGCAGGGTCAGCGTTTCAACGACATCTTCAATGCCCTGCCCGAGGATATCCGCAATATGTTCATGGGCGAGGCCGAGGCTACCCGTCAGGCTCAGGAAAAAGGCATAGCTACAGCCTCTCAGGAGAGCGTAGACGAGCTGAACGGAAGGGCGACCACTATTCAAAGCCATACCTACGCAATAGCCGAGGGTACGCGCATACTCCAGCAAAACTCTGCCCTCATTCTCCAGTCGGTGCTCAATATCGAGGGCAATACCGAGACAGCCAACGTGCGTATGGAACGTATGGAGGCTGACCTACGGGAAGTGAGGGACACCGTGAACGATATAACCCTACGTGGAATTAAAATAAAGTCATAGCATTATGGAAGTACAACAGCTTATTGCTCAAATTTACCAGCAGGCAAAGCTCCTGAGTGCCTGCCCTCGCTTCACAGGCAAGGAGCGGACGCTGGAGGATATTATCGCCTTGTTCACCAGTCCGCAAGGGCTGGAGTTCTGCATCAAGAACCATTTCCCGAATATCGCCACCTTGCGCCTGTTCAAGGAGTACAAGGTAGAGAGGTACGGTATCTACATAGATGCTGGAGTTATCACGCTCCACAATCCTGAGAGAGCCGTGCTGATAGGTAAAACCTCTGCGACGGTAAACTGCGACACATGCGAGCGTCACGAGATTACCTTCATGCACGGCGCGAAGGGTACTGTCAACGCCTCGAAGTGGGCTGTCGTGCGCGTTGAAACGGGCACTGGCTGCAACGTGATTAAGAACTTGTTCAATAACGCTATCATACTATGAAGTCGGGCGAGCTGTTTGTGGACGATATAGACGTATTCGACGAGTACGGAGTGTACGTCGTGACTGGTGGTTGGAATGACCTTGTGGCATTCCCGCCACTGAAAGCTATCGACTACAACGACTGGCACGAATACGACGGTATAGAGGCTGACCTGTCCGATCCGAAGCTCAACAGCAGAGAGGTGAGTATGAAATTTGCCTCCGTTGGTGGCTTCAACGCTTTTGTTGGGCTCCTGCTGACGGCACCGAAGCATACCTTCAACTGCGCTGCCATAGGCCGCTCTTTCACCTTGCGCCTCGTTCAGCAGCCAAACCTACAGGAAGCACGGGAGCTGGGCTTGCTGACTGTCAAACTGGCTGATGACGAGCCGATGGATAGGGAAAAGCATGATAGGCTGGCACCTCAGAGACCTTCGATAGTCCCAGCCTCTACTGCATGGAGGCTTGACAGCTACAATTTCTCCACATACGGCGTGAGAGTCCTTGCTGGCTCACAGAGCGAGCTGGATAAAGCCCCAGCCGTGAAGCTCAACCTCCTGCGTAACATCAAGACACAGACGGGAGCTATTTACGACGGTCGGCTGCTCACCAAGCAGAGTAAGGACGTGAAGCTTTCGTGCCTGATGAGAGCAGATAGCCTGACCCAGTTTTGGCGCAATCACGACACCCTGCTCTACGACCTTATTCAGCCTGACGAGCGAAAGCTGAACAGAACAATCCCTTGCTACTACAAGAGTAGTTCAGTGAGTGAGTTCTTCCCTGAGGGCAATCCGTGGATGAAATTCTCTCTGACGCTATGCGTGACGAAACCCTAATATCAACAACAATAAATTGAAAACTATATGGCAATACTATCATGGGGAAAGTGCTTTATCACGCACGCTACGTCTATCGACGGAGTACCTACTTCCGCGTGGGGAGGCGTAGACATCCCAAAAGAGGACACTACACGGCTCAATACAGCCGCTGGAGCCGAGTTCACCGCCAATAAGGAGGGTGGCGAGACGGTTGATGCGAAGCAGTATAGGAATACCTACCAGCTGGAGTTCGACATCTTTGTGAAGAAAGGTAGAGAGCGTCCTTTCGCTGACGAGGACGGCAATATCGTCGGTGAGCATGCCTTCCGTATCTCGCCTGAGGGAGAGAACTGCGAGGGTATACAGATAGACCGCTGCACTCTACGCTGCGAGGAGAGCTATACCACTGCCGAGGGCAAGCTGCTGCACTACGTTGCACGTATCCTTCGCCCTGCCGTCGGCAAGTCTATCAAACCGTGGACGGACGCAAAGGCAATTCGTATGTATATAGCTACTGAGCTGCGTCTGCTCTCGGACGGGAACATGCGGTTGAACTAACGAAGTAATCAAGGTAACGACTATGGCACACTACTTCCTCAGACAGACAGGCGTTGTCGGCCTGAAAGGTCACAGTAACGCTGACCCGCAAGTCATTCGAATGGTCACCAAGACCAATATGATGTTCACCTTCACGGGGGGCTATCCATTCCTGAAACTGACAGGAGGAAAGCCCGACCCGCTGCCTCCTGAGCGGCATGAGCTATTAAGGCTCAACACAACCAAGGACGTGATGTTCCTGCAAAGGAACGGTAACAATATTGTTAAACTAATATAATTCAAAACAAGCATGCTTACATCAGCACAAGAAGCAGTCCTCGAACAGATCATCGAGGCGTTTCAGAACGGAAAGCGTTTGGTAGACCTGCCCGACGCTGCTGGGTCTAACCCCTTCGACCTCCTTGTTGAGGTCAGTGAGAACGGTGAGAGCAAGAAAGCCTACCTTGCCTCCATGCTGCCCTACGTGGAGCAGGAAGCAGCCTACGGTATCGAGTTCGACACCACAGTGAGTTCACCTACCTGCACCCGTATCGGCAACACCGACCTGCACAAGTCGCTGCCTATTCAAAATCGCATGAAGGGCGTATTGCTCAGCGACAACGGCGAGGTCGTGGAATACCTGCAGCCGCAGGACTGGACGCAGCAGGTGCGCGACGGTTCAAAGGGTCAGGTCATGGTGGAGATACCTGCACACTATCGCAAGTTCATTACTGACGGCACGAAACGTCGTGTGATGATCTCCGAGCTGCCCCTTCCTGGCTACCACCTCGTCAAGAAGATGTACGTTTCGGCTTATGAGGCAACTATCGACCGCACCAACAACAAGCTCGCCTCTGTCGCCAATCAGACTGCCCAATATCGTGGCGGCAACAATCAGGCCGACTGGGATGAAACCTACAAGACCGAGCTTGGCCGTCCTGCTACGATGAAGAGCCTGACGGATTTCCGCTCTCTCGCCCGTGCCCGCAAGAGCGGCTCTACGGAGTGGAACTGCATGACCTACGAAATGCAGAAGACCCTCTACTGGCTGTTTGTCGTTGAGTACGCGACCCTGAACACTCAGGACGCTTTCAACGGCCAGCCGACTGCGGAAGGCTTCAAACAGGGTGGCCTCGGTGCTGGAGTTACCAACGCCACTAATTGGGCTGAATTCGACGGGAGCTATCCTTTCGTTCCTTGCGGACATACCGATAGCCTCGGTAACGGCACGGGTCAGGTTGAGTTCGTTGACATTGACCCTGAGCACAACATCACTGAGGACGTGTTCGTTCCTCGCTACCGTGGTGTAGAGAACCCCTTCGGCCATATTTCGCAGTGGACTGACGGTATTCTCGTACAAGTATACCCGACCGCAGGCGAGAACGTCAGCAAGGTATTCGTCTGCTCAGACCCTGCACACTTCGCAAGCAGCCTGAACGAGCACTACGTCCACATAGGCAACGAGGAACGTGCTGGCGGTTATGTCAAGGAAATCATTTTCGGTGAGGGTGGCGACATTATGCCTACGCTCGCTGGTGGCGGTTCTACCACCTATTTCTGCGACTACCACTACGTGAACATTCCGACTTCTACATCCATCCGTGGTGTTCTTTTCGGCGGTTATGCGAATAACGGGGCGAATGCGGGCTTCGCCTCTGCGCATTCGACGCGCTCCGCCCCCTCGTATACGGCTGCGAGCATCGGCTCTCGCCTCTGCTTTATCCCGCAAGGCGAAGCCGCGTAGGGCGTAGCCCGTTCACGTCTCATCGCCTGTACGTTCAACCGAATAAACTGTACTGAGTAATGGAGAATAACAATCAACCAGTAGATGACGGCTCGCTGTCGTTCCTGAATATCCCGCGTGATGAAAACTCCCGCTCCATGAAGGGTGACCAAGTGAAGCAGGAGAAGATTGTCAACACCTCCTTTTGGGTGTTCGACTTCCTTGAAGAAGTGCCTACGAAGTATTCCAAGCAGAAGGGTACGAAGGGGCAGACTCTCGTTCAGATACGACCTGAGCGAGACAGCCCCGAAAGTGAGGCTCGCAAGTTCTTCACAGGGTCTCAGGACATATTGTATATCCTACGGGAAATCAAGAAGCGCAACGCCTTCCCGCGAAGGGTGATAATGCGCTCCGAGGGCAACCGTTACTACTTTGAGTGATAGATGACTTCAAGGGCTGGTCACATAGAGCGTGGTGTTCATTTCGGCGGTAATGCGAATAACGAGGCGAATGCAGGCTTCGCCTATGCGAATACGAACAACACCCCCTCGAATACGAATACGAACATCGGCTCTCGCAAATGCTTTAGGACAGCAATAGTCCAACAAATCACGTGTGACGGCCTTGCCTCTTGGCAAAAAACTTAATAGCAAACCCAATTAGGAGTTGGTAGGAACGCCCCTCGTATCGGCTACCGAAGACCCCGAAAAGAAAGCAGAGAAACCAATGAAGCGTATAGGAAACTTATACGGACAAATAATCTCGTTGGAGAACCTCCGTCTCGCTGACCAAAAAGCGAGGCGGGGGAAGCTCCATACCCACGGGGTGAAGGTGCATGACCTCAATCGTGAGGCCAACCTACTTGCCCTGCATGAGGCTCTGCTGACAAAGACGTTCCACACCTCGGAATATGACGTGTTCACTATCTACGAGCCGAAGGAGCGCATCATCTATCGCCTTCCATACTATCCTGACCGCATCGTGCATCATGCTATCATGAACGTGTTGGAGCCTATATTGGTGCGGACGTTCACACACAACACCTTTAGCTGCATCAAGAAACGCGGCATAGAGGGTTGTGCTCGTCATGTCGACAAGGTACTGAGGAAATACGAGGGCAAGCCCCTCTACTGCCTCAAAATCGACATCCGTAAATACTACCCCAGCATCGATCATGAAGTGATGAAGAAACTGGTGCGTCGGAAGATAAAGGACGCTGACCTGCTTTGGCTGATTGACGAGATTATCGACTCAGCCCCAGGCCTGCCTATCGGAAACTATCTTTCGCAATATCTCGCCAACATCTACCTATGCTATTTCATGCACTGGTGTAACGAGGTACTGAGGCTGGACTGCGAGGAATATGCCGACGATATAGTGTTCTATGCAACCGACAAGCAGCGGCTCCACGACGCTTTCAGGCTCATACGGGAAAAGCTGGAGAACGAGTTGAGACTTGAAGTCAAGGGTAATTATCAGGTATTCCCTATTGCGCAAAACCGCTACGACCGTCATGGTCGTGCTCTCGACTATGTGGGCTATCAGTTCTATCGTAGTCAGAAGCTCATGCGCAAGAGTATCAAGAAGAATTTCTGCCGTGCTGCAGCCAAGCTGAACAGGCGAAGCCCGCTGCCTTCATTGAAGGACTACAAGCAGGTCATAGCCTCATGGCTGGGCTGGGCGCAGCATAGTAATTCAAAACATCTTTTACAAACAATAATAAACGCTGATTATTATGGCAAACTATGACAACAAGCCCGCTGTCTTTGAGGCAGTCGGCAACGGTAGCTATCACTACCGCTACAACATCGTCGAGGTCGCCCCTGAGACACCCAAGGGCGAGAGTGAGGAACAGGAGCAGAAGGCTCATTGGGAGTGTGAGGAAGTGACCGTATGGGCTCCCGTCACCGCCAACAAGATTACAGAGGCCGTTCTGAAAGGCCGCTGGAGCGTTGACCGTGAGCAGAAGCTGGCCAACGAGTACAACGCTGCAAACCTCGGCCTGTACGGTGCCAAGACTTCCGACGAGGCCAAGGCAAAGATTGAAGCCTACAAGACGTTCCTCGAAGAGCGTGCTGCCCTGAAAACTCAGGTAGACGCTGACTGCGCAGAGCTGGGTATCAAGTAATCGAGAAGCCAGCAAAACGCGAGAGAAGCCCGCAGACGCGTTTTCTTCGACCCGCCTAAGCAGTTATTAGGCTGGCCTACGAAAGTCCGTCTGCGGGCGTTTTTGAATAAAATAACTGATTATTTCATAAGCACGATGAAGATATACAACAGAAGCGGCCAAGTAGTCCTTGATGTTCAGGTCGAGGACAATAGCTTCCGTCACCGCGTTATCATGGGCGACCACAACCTGACCCTCCACTACTCGCTGGCCGAGCATGTAGAGCTGCCAGTAGGCTCATACTGCACTTTCGAGGGGCAGACCTACACCCTTAAACGCCCTGAGAACCTAAAGATGAAGCACAGCCGCAATTTCGAGTACACGGTGCTGCTGGAAAGCCCACAGGCAGACGCGAAGATATGGAAGTTCCGCAACACGGTAGACATGCGGCTGAAATTCCCTCTCACGGCAAAGCCGCATGAGCACCTGCAAATGTTCGTTGACAACATGAACCGCAGGGACAGCGGGTGGACTGTAGGCGAGTGTATAGACGGCGTGGAGCACCTTATCAGCTACGACCACGATTATTGCTGGGACGCGCTTGGCAAAATGGCCTCAGAGTTCAATACGGAGTTTGAGATTGTCGGCAAGCGGGTGAGCCTGAAACGGGTGGAGTACAACAAGAACAACCCGCTCGCACTTAGCTATGGCAAGGGCAACGGCTTCCGTTCAGGCGTAGGGCGTAACTCGTCGGACACAATGCCCGTTGAGTTCCTGTTTGTTCAGGGAGGCTCGGAGAATATCGACCGCTCGAAGTATGGATCATCTGTGCTGCTGCTTCCAAAGAACCAATCTATCCGCTACGACGGCCAGTATTTCGAGGACGAAAGCGGCTTCAACGCTACCAATGCCCGTACCTACGCCGTTGATGACCTCGGAATGTCTATCAGGAGGGCAGACAAGTCACCTGCTACCTATGCTGAGGACTCGCTGGATTGCTCCGACATCTACCCGAAGCGAGTTGGCACTATCAGTAGCGTAGTTACGGTGGACGCTGAGAATAACTTATACGACATCGTTGACTCCTCCATACCTTCGACGCTCAACTTTGCAGACTGTCAGATCGAGGGCGAGAAGATGACCGTTATATTCCAGTCAGGAATGCTCGCTGGCCATGGGGAGTTTGAGGTGAACTACTTCCATAATGCCGTGAACGGAAAGGCCGCTCGACGCTTCGAGATCGTGCCGAAGGAGGAGGACGGATATACTATGCCAAACGAGACATTCAAGCCTGTTGCTGGCAACACCTACGCAGTATTCAAGTGTATGCTCCCTGATGCCTATATCCGCGACAACGACACCAAGTCGGGTGCGGAGTGGGATATGTTCCGTGCGGCTGTCCGCTATATGTTCGACCATGAGGAGGAGATTTTCACCTTCAAGGGTGAGCTGGATAGCTTGTGGGCGAAACAGGACTGGGCGAATATCGGAGGCCGCATAGTCCTCGGTGGCTATATTCAGTTCAGCGACACCCGCTTCCAGCCTACGGGTGTGCTTGTCCGTATCGTTGGTATAAAGGACTACGTGAACAACCCGCACAAGCCTGAGATAGAACTTTCCAATCAGACGCAGTCGGTAGGCTTCGGGTCTGAAATCAAGAAGCTGGAGTCTCAGGAAGTGGAAAATGAGGAGTACCACCGCGACGCTATCAGCTTCACCAAACGGCGTTTCCGCGACGCGAAGGAGACAATGGATATGCTGAGTGCCCTGATAGAGGCTGGCTTCGACAACTTCTCAGGGTCTATCAATCCTATCACAATACAGACGATGCAAATGCTGGTGGGTGACGAAAGCCTCCAGTACCGTTTCGTCAATAACATCACCAATCCTACTACAGTAAACCACACCTTCACATATAATAGCGGCACTAAGGTATTCTCTACTGAGGCTGGCTTTATTCAGCACATGACGCTGGGCATATCAAACCTGTCCTCAAGCCATAATGTATCGGAATACAAGTTCTGGTATCTTGCAGCCTATACCAGCGCAGCCCTGACGGACGGCACGAAGAAGTACTACGTCTATATCAAGGGTTCGCGTGTGGCCAAGGCAATTGGCTCAGACGCATATGTGGCGTCTCTCGTACTGTCTGAAACACCAATAGCCATGACTTCTGTCAGTGGCTGGTTCCACTTCCTTGTTGGCGTGCTGAACAGCGAGTACGAAGGAGAACGCTCTTTCGTGAGCCTATATGGTTTTACTGAGGTGCTGCCTGGCCGTGTCACTACCGACCGCGTTGTGTCAGGCGACGGCAACAGCTATTTCGATATGCTGGCCAACGCTATGAAGCTGGGTAACGCCCTTGACTTCAACTCTCAGGGTGACGGAAAGCTCCGTATCAAGGGAACAATCGTTCAGAGCCAAGGTGGCGAAGCTGAGACACCTATTGGCGTGTTCCGCGGTGTGTGGAATGCGAGCTACGTCTACTATGTCGGCGATGAGGTGGTGTATACTGCCAACCGTATCACCTCATACTACCGTTGCATCAAGCAGACTACGGCAGGCATCGTTCCGACGAATACAACATACTGGCAGGTTTTGTCTGCTGGTGAGCGTGGCCACTTCAAGGCTCGCGCCTTCAAGCGCACTAATGAGGACATCAGCGAGACGAGGCCGTCAGGTGGCTCATACGACAGCCCCGTTCCTTCAGGGTGGAGTGACGGTATTCCTGACGGAACGGCTATGCTATGGTCTACCGTCTGCACATTCTATAGCGACGGGACAAACAGCGGGTGGAGCTATCCTGCCCGTGAGACCGACACCGACCTCCTTGACATAGAGTTCAGCCCAAGCGCAACAGCCCCAAGTGCTCCTACAGGAGACGTTCCTTTTGCCGATCATGAGAGTGAAGGCTGGTATGACCCCAGCAGCCCGAATTTCCCGACGGCTGGCACAATGATATGGCGTGCCGAGCGCAAGGTCAGCAACGGTGTGTATGATGGAGAATGGGTAATAACCCGTATCTACGGGGAAAAGGGAAATACAGGTCAGTCCTCATTCAAGAGCACTGTATTCTGCCGCACCAACACGACCCCTGCAGCTCCTACAGCCTCGCAAGGCTCCTACGCTCAGCCAAATCCCCCTTCCTTCACTTCATGGCCTGTGAAGGACACCAGCGGAAATACTATCTCAGGCGTGTACTGGAGTGACGGCATACCAGCTGGTGAGCAGAAACTATGGGCTTGCACCCGTATTTTCTCCAGCGACGGCCTCATTCCTCAGCAAGCCTCATGGACTGCGCCAAGGCAGATGACCGACACCGACTCCTTCGATGTTGAGTTTGCCAAGATGCAGACGGGTGACGCGACCCCTGCTGTGCCTACTACTGCAAACCGTCACGGAGGCAGTGGAACACAGGTGTGGTTCGACCCTGAGCTTGACAGCTCTGAGGACTTCACTGCCATGTACTGGCGAGCAGAGAGGGAGAAGAAGAATGGCGTTTGGGGTGATTGGGTAATTGTTCGCATCAAGGGTGAGGCTGGAGACGCTGGCCGTAGCGTTTCCTCCTTCAAGGAGTTCTACGCCTTGACTGACAAGCAGTCGGGAGTGACCTACGACAACGTGACGTGGGTAGAAGGACGTATGCCTACAGGCTCGGAAGTCAAAGGAACATACCTATGGAACTACGAGGAAATAACCTACTCTTTCGGCAACCCGACTAAGACACCTCCAGCTCTGATCGGCCACAATGCTGCTGACGGGCGTAGTATAACTGGAGTAACTGAACACTACCTTGTTTCGCCTTACAATACAGGTATTACCCGCGAGTCGAGCGGATGGACTACCGACCCTACTCAGGCTGTCCTCTCACCAACAAACAAGTACCTGTGGAATTACGAGACCATAACCTACTCCGAGGGCGACCCGACGAATACGACACCTGCCGTTATCGGTGCCTACGGCGACGTAGGAGGCTATAAGAGCGTCGTTTTCTGTCGCTGCAACAACACTCCTAACACTCCAAGCAATACACAGTCAGGGAGCTACAACACCTACGACAACCCGCGTCCTCCAGCAGGAACTGACAGCGCGGGTGGTACTGTCTACTGGTATGATGCTATTCCTGCAGGTACAGCCAAAGTGTGGGCTTCATCGTGCATCTTCTATTCCGACGGGACAAAGAGCAACTGGTCAACGCCTCGTCAGATGACAGATACCGACACCTACGACGTGGAGTTTTCTCCAAACGAAACTTGCCCTGCAGATCCAAGCAATACTGACAGCGCAAGGACAGCGCAAGGGTGGTACGACCCTGTGCGCAACCCGTCCTTTGACTTCACTACGGCAAGGTGGAGAGCGGAGCGTGAGTGTAAGAACGGTTCGTGGGGTAGCTGGGTCAAGGTGCGTATCAAGGGAGAAAACGGTGACGATGCGGAGTTTTACCTTATGAAGGTCAGCACTTCAACCGTGAAGCGTGACGGCAACACAATGGCTCCTGCCAATATCACGTTCTCCGTGCGACATATCAAGGGAAACACTGAGGAAGATATAACCTCGCTGCCTACTGGCTGGTATATGAAGCTGACGAGGACAGGGCTTGGCGGCACGCTTACAAGTGATAAAATAACAACCATTCCCTACACAATCATAGCTGGTAATTTGTTCGGCTGGGACGGGAATTACAATAATGCCCGTATGGACTTGTACGACAGCAGCGACAAGCTGATCTCGTCGGCTGACGCGTCCTTATGTATGGACGGCGGAGAAGGCGACTATGTAGCCCTGTATTATAAATGGGCAGCTGAAAAGCCCTCCAAGCCAACAGGAACAAGTGCAACACCCGACGGGTGGAATACTGTGCCTGACCGCGAAGACCCAGCCATAACTTATCAGGGAGATTTCGTACTGAGGAACGGCTATCGCTACAGCCCTGTTATTGATATGGAGCAGGCAGTTTGGCAGAAAGTGTCTTTCACGACAACCAAGGCTAATCAGGTTATTGCTGTTGACCTCCATGTTTCGAGTGAGTTGAATTTCGACTTTGCTCGTATTGGAAAGCTCGATAACTCCGCTATCATCGACCTACACCCCGTTACCGACCAAGAAGAGCTTAATAACCTGACTTTAGATAAGATTTCAGGCTCAACGAGCAAGGTGGTGTACGTTCAGGTGCCTACGGCTGGAGCGCACTTTTTCTATGTCGGCTACACAAAGGACACAAGCCAAGACTCAGGAACAGATAATTGCTGGTTCCGTGTACTGACTACGGAGAATTTGAGTTGTTGGGTGTGCCAAGCTGTCATTGACGGCACTACGGGACTTGTCAGTGAGTGGAGCGACGTTATTCAGTTCGTCTACGACAACGCATCCGAGGAAAGTGTTTATATTCTCTCCGAGACAAACACGACCCCAGCGACTCCGACGAGCGAGCCGCTTGTTGATGATTATGTGCCGACCGTCACGACTGACTGGTACAGCGCGGATAAGGCATATGTTGTAGGCAACAAGGTAATGTATTCTCCTTATACTGGTGTGCAGAATGCTTTCCAGTGTATCGTCGCATGTACAGGTGTCGTTCCTACGAATACAACCTACTGGAAGCAAATACCGACATGGACTGATGACCCGTTGAGCGTAGGAACAGTGTATCGTTATCAATTCGTTGCTATCAGACGCAAGGAGAACGGACGCTGGGGCAACTTCTCAACGCCTCGGATATTCACATCCTACATCAAGGGAGAACAAGGAGCGAAGGGCGATTACTTTGAGTATCGCTATGTCGTGAACGGCTCAACGACTACGGCTCCTGCACTGAGTACGACAGTACGCAACCCTTCGGGGTGGTCTACCGTAGTGCCGTCAGTAGGTAGTCTTCAATACCTGTGGATGACAATAGCGAAAATAAGTGGAGCAAACGAAACGCTACTACAGAACTGGAGTACACCAGTAAGGGTCACGCCTGCTGACGGGCAGAAAGGTGACAGCCCCGCATTGGTGTATCGTGGCACCTATTCAAGCTCAGAAACCTACTACGGAACGAGTGTCCGCGTGGACGCTGTGAAGTATGGCGACGAGTGGTATGTAGCAAGGACAGACGCAGGGAGCTTCTCAGGTGTGGCACCTACGGACACGTCCAAGTGGAACAGCTTCGGAAGCTCCTTTGAGAGTATTGCTACGGGGCTTTTGCTGGCTGAGAATGCAAACATTGCTGGTTGGATATTCAGGAACGGAAGGCTCGAAAGTCAGAAGCAAAGTAACGGGGAGCCTTTGGCCTACTTGAACGGCTTGACTGGAGAAATGCGCCTGAAAGGAACAATTCAGCTCTCGACAGCCTACAGCGGGAATATCTCTGACAGTAATATAGTCTACATGCCCTCAATTGGTGCAGGAGTAACGAAGTACATGTCTATGGGTCAGGAAAAAGACGATATAGGAAAGGTAGTGAGGCTGTTCAACAGCTCTGAATTTGGAGGCGGTCGTTACTATGTCGAAGCCAACACTTTCGAGGTAGAAGATAACGGCGACGGTTCTTGGAGCATGTCAGGTACTGACTACATGTCTATCGTTGACCCGCAGGAGATAATCGAAATGACCTGCTTTGAGCGTGCTGGCAGCGTGACAGGTAGAAAAAAAGGCCAATGGGTGCTTACAGGCCGTTTCGGAGTAGACTCTTTCAAACAGAACGGTGCAAAAGGGCGTTTCGCCCGTGTCCTTGCTATGGGAAAGCTCGGAGGGAATGCCTCTACCGTAGCTATCTCGGGAGTGATGTACGACGGTCGCACGCTTGCAAATGCAGGCTTCACGATAACGCGAACTGGAGAAGGCCGCTACACAATATCGTTCCCGTCGGGCACACTCACATCGGGTTATTATGTGTTTTTCTCTGGTCACGGTGATCTTTGGAAAGGTTCTTACCTTGATGAAACAAATACTGGTTTCAAAGTCATAATCTCAGACGACTCATCGCCGAATGACGGTGAAGTAGTCTTTATGATACTCGATAGCAGTTGGTGGTTCAGTATGACATAACAATCTTTAGAACTATGCGAATTGTAATCAACAAAATCATTCCTTTCAAGGGGTATCAGGCCATGTGCCTGTACCCTTTCATCTTTGTGCGTCAGGAGGCTTATAGCCGCTTCGACAAGGTATCTCTCAACCATGAGTGTATTCACGCTGAGCAGCAGAAGGAAATGCTGTTGCTGCCGTTCCTCCTGTGGTACGTCCTCGAATGGGCTGTCAAGTCCGTGCGCTATAGGAGTACCAGCAAGGGCTACCGCAAGGTGTCCTTCGAGCAGGAAGCCTATCTAAATCAGCAAAATCAGGGCTATTTGACACATCGGAAACGATACATTTGGTTAAAGTACGTTTTCAAATGAGTAATTTCGCCCACAATGTGATTACATTATAATCATTATTTTGTACCTTTGTGGGCGAATTATAATTCACAACGCTATGCAATACGTCTATAATCTTTGGAAAGCCTTCTTTGCAGCCCTCGGTGGCTGCGTAGGCTGGGTGGTGGCTGAGTTCAAGCCAACATTCCCTCTCATTATCGTGGCAGTGATATTCATCGTCTACGACGCTTTCACGGCCTACCAGCTTGACAAACGGGTACACAAGAAATACCCCGACAAGGCGACTCGCACTCAGGCCAAGTTTACCAGCTTCGCTTTCGGCAAGGTCATCAAGTCAACCATTCCGAAGCGACTGTGGCTGATTATCCTCGCCTACCTCGTTGAGCACTGGGTATTCATCCATGTGTCTATACCGCTGTCCTACGTCGTGACGGGAGCTATATGCTTCGAGCAGGCTTGGTCGATATTGGAGAACGAAAGCTCCTGCCGCTCCGACAATGACAGCCGTTTTTGGAAAATGTTGCAGCGTATCATGGTAGACAAGACTGAGCGACACTTCGACGTAGAGCTTGACGAGCTGAAAGGAAAGTATGATACTGAACGGAACATGGAGGATTGATGCTATGATAGTACTGATTGACAACGGACACGGCTACAATACTGCTGGCAAGTGCAGCCCAGACAAGCAGCACCGTGAATACCAGTGGACGCGCAAGTTCGCTGGCCGACTCGAAAAAGGACTAAAGGCGAAGGGCTTCAACGCCCAGCTCATCACTCCTGAGACCTACGACGTGAGTATCAGGGAGCGTGTGAAGCGGGTGAACGTCGTCTGCAAGGAGTTCGGAGCCAAGAACTGCATTGTGATCTCCATACACAATAACGCTGCTGGCTCAGACGGCAAATGGCATGAGGCTCGCGGCTATTCCTCTCACGTTTCCCTGAACGCCTCTACACGGAGCAAGCGACTGGCCACCTTGCTTGCAGAAAGTGTGGAGGCTCAGGGTATCAAGGTACGCAAGCCGCTACCAAAGCAAGCCTACTGGCCTCAGAACCTCGGTATCTGCCGCGACACCAACTGTGCTGCCGTCCTGACGGAAAACCTCTTTCAGGACAACCGCGAGGACGTGAAGCTGCTGGCAGACGAGGCTTTCCTGACGAAGCTGGAGGCGGCTTACATTGAAGCCATAACCAAGTATCAGAAGGAGCTATGACCGAACAGGAACAGAAGGACGCCCTGATGCGTCTGCAGATGTATAACCAAATGCACTACGGTAACAGCGGGTGTGGCACTCCGTTCTACCTCATGGCGTTACTGGCCGTCGTGTGGCTGTTTGCCTCCTGCGGCTCCAGCAAGAACCTGACCAACGAGACTACTCAGAAGGACAGCGTCCGCGTGGAGGTGAGGACTGAGACCGTCTACGTCACTGATACCTGCTACGTTGAGATACCCGCTCAGACTGCCGAGCGTGAGACAGCGGACAGCGTGAGCCACCTTGAAAACGACTACGCAACCTCAGACGCTCGTATAAACCCTGACGGCACTCTCTACCACTCGCTTGCCACTAAGCCCCAGCAGAAGCCCGTCGAGTATCAGAAGCCAGTAGAGCGCAAGGACAGCATCGTGTACCGTGATCGGGAGAAGGAGGTCAAGGTTACTGAGGTCAAGGAGGTAGAGCGTGACTACTCGTGGTTCGACAAGACCCGTTTCTACGCCCTCTACGCACTTTTGGCCTTCGCCCTAATAAAGTATAGGCGCAACATATTTTCGTGGCTCTCGAAACTTTTCTCGCTATTTTAACACCATTCTCAAAATAATTCGCTACCTTTGCACCCGCAAGCCGTGAACGCGACGGAATGCGGGTGCTTTCGTTTCGCACTGGTTGCATCCGAGAAATGACAAATTTGTTGCTAACTTGTTGCTATTAGGCATGCGAAATCGTTTCTTTTCGGTGAGTATCAATCAGTTGGAGCGACTACCCGACATTCTGCGTGGGAAAGTAAGCCTCCTATCTGCGAAATCATTTCGGATATAACTCAGGTATAATTTATGAGAAACAAACGCCCTATTTATGGACTTTTGCTAAACTTTCATAAATAATCGTTATTTCGCGTGAGTATATTTTGAGTTGTCGTTTATTTGTTGTTACTTTGTTGCTCGTAACCAAATCAGCAACAAATGAGCAACAAAGAAAATTCCAAAGAGCCTGTCCGACTGAGACAGCGTGCTATGCCGTCGGGGAACATCAGTCTATACCTCGACATCTACACCAACGGGAGGCGCAACTACGAGTACCTTCGGCTGTACCTTGTGCCTGAGAAAACAAGGGCTGACAAGGAGAAAAACCGAGAGACGTTGAAGCTTGCTGACGCGATCAGGGCGAAGCGGGTCATAGAGGTGCGCAACGGACTATATGGCTTCCAGCAACAATTCGCAACAAACACCCGCTTCTTTGACTACTACCGAAGTCTGTGTGAGAAGCGGCTGGGAGCTGAGAGTCGTGGTAATTGGGGCAACTGGTATAGCTGCCTGCACCACTTGAAGAAGTATGAGAAACGGGAGAGCATAACCTTTGAGGAAATCACGCCTGAATGGGTGCAGGGCTTCAAGGACTATTTGGAAAACGAGGCCGTAGCGTGGGGGCATGATTACCGCAAGCGCATCAAGGACAAGCCACTTTCACGCAACAGTAAGGTAAGCTATTTCAACAAGCTACGGGCGTGCCTCAATCAGGCTTTCGAGGAGCGTATTATTGCCGTCAACCCTTTGCGTGGCATAGAGGGCTTCAAGGCCGAGGAAGGCACACGAATGTACCTGACTATTGACGAGGTGAAACTGCTGGCGAAGACTCCTTGCGAGTACCCGCAAATCAAGGCCGCTTTCCTGTTCTCCTGTCTCACTGGCTTGCGCAGGAGTGACGTTCTCAGGCTGACGTGGGGCGACGTGTACCAGCAGGGAGAGTTCACCCGTATCATATTCAGGCAGAAAAAGACTGACGGGCAGGAATACCTCGACATTACGCCTGAGGCAGTTGAGCTGATGGGCGAGCGAGGCAAGCCTACTGACCATGTTTTCACTGACATTCACTCACCGACCTGCACCAACAACACTATAAAGCTGTGGGTGGCCAAGGCAGGCATACGCAAGGACATTACTTTCCACTGTGCTCGTCACACCTTTGCTACGATGATGCTTGATCTCGGTACGGACATCTACACCGTGAGCAAGCTTCTCGGACATCGTGAGCTAACCACTACACAGATATACGCCCGCGTGTTGGATAAGAACAAGCAGGCTGCTGTGGCCAAAATACCGTCCATACTCGGCGGCGATAAAGAAGGATAGAGAGAAGTCAGAATGACCTCTCTCTTATCCTTCTTTATAGAACTTCCCCCTGCCTGTCAGAAGCCACTGAGAGGACACACCGTAGCCCTCTACAAGGTAGGTAAGCCAAGCTGGCTGGAATATGTCACGGCTGGGGTCTTTCTCCAGTGTGTTCAGGTTCCAGCGGTTTATTTCATATTCACGGGTGAAAGTCTGCTTCCCCCGTATCTTCCCGTCTGCTTTGAGCCGCTGGAGGGCTTCAAAGAAACGCTTCACTATTCGTTGGCTGTCTGCTGTCTGCATAGTTCGTCGGATTGTTTAATAGCTTCCCTCACTCTCTCGTCTACGGCTTGCCGTTGGTCAGCGAGCCGTTCTATCCACCTCGCCTTGACAGCTGGGGTGAAGTCAGGCTGCTGGTGGCCTCTGATGACCTGCTCATATTCGGCAAGTTCCTCGGGTGACATAACGGGCACAAAACGCTCCAGGTCGAGCACCTCCTGAATATGGGCTATAGTCTCTTTGTGCAGATCACTCGCCCTATATTCGTCATAGAGCATACTGCCCTGTCCGAGCAGGAACCATCGGGCGTTTATTTCGGGCAAGGCTGTCAGTATTGCCAGCACTGGCTGCAGCCCGAAGTTGTCACCGTGCAGCAGCTTGCCAAGGTACTGAGGCTTCCAGCCTACCAGCTCGGCAAACTCCTTCTGCCTGCCGTTGGTCTTGTACTTGATTATTTGTCGTAGTCTATTGTTCATATCTTGAAAACTCATTCTCAACCTCTCTCGCACAATCAAATCTTCTCGCCTATAAGTTATGTAGGTGAAGGGGAGAAATTGTGTGGAGCGGCTTTTTTGTAAAAAATAACTGGTTACTCACGGGTGTACGTCCGACCGTCCATTGTAAAGGAATTAGGAGATAGCACGCGTATCTTATAGGTGTATTCCTTCTCCACAGCTCCATACTTGCTATTGTAGTTGTAGAAGTGGATAGTCGGCTCTGCACCTTTGTATGAGACGGTCACGGCGTAGTACTGGTCATATTCACCTCCCAGCATATGGTCGTTGAAATAATGCTCATAGTGAGCCGTCCCGTTGGCTTTGACGGAATAGCTCACGTCTTTCGTTTCAGCGTATGGAGTGAAGGTGTAGTCCCAGTGTTCCGTAGCGTTCGTAGAGGACGAATACTGCTCTGCACAAAACTTCCCGTTGAGGACGTTCAGGACGGCAGCGACCTCGCTGTCAACTTGTGGCTGCTCATCGTCTGAGGAACAGCTAATAAGGCCGAGAACGGCCAATGCGATAAGATACTTTTTCATCGTTTCTCTAATAAGCTGATTAGGCGGTCAATTTGTTCATCACGTTTTGCCAAAGCATCGAGTTGGCGGGTCATAATGTCCTGCTGGCGTTCAATAGCTGAAATAAACCGTTCCGTTTCGGTTCCAACGTTCACGCTACTACCGACACCAGCAGCAACACTTACAGAGTTATCTTTCGCAGACGACGAAATTATTTCGCGCTTAGCGTCGAGCATATCAAGAAGAATAGAGGCTGATCCCGAAGGAACGGCTTTTCCATTCTCCCACATTTCTACAGTCCTTACTGTAACGCCCACTTTCTCAGCAAATTCCCGCTTGCTGAGTCCGAGCTTTTCCCGTAACTTTTTTACATCTGCCATACTCATCGGTTTATTTGTTTTACAATTTTTAACGAAATAATTTCCGAAATAATTTCTTTATTCAAAAATAATATCGTAAATTTGCACCCGAATTTGATAATTTCCGTGCAAAGTTACGGAAAAAGTTACGAAATCGGAAATAAACTAATAAGTAAATTAAAGTATTAAACAAAATTTAAGAATTATGGAAGTATTGAAGACAGACCTACAACGAGAGCGTGAGCAGCGTGATCTCGCAATCTACTCGGACTACGAGAAGATGATGTCCGTCAAGGGGCAAAGCGCAACTGAGGTTGGTAAGCTCCTGATGAACAAGTACAAAATTCACTCCCTCGGCACTATCTACGTTATTCGCAAGCGTGTTGAGGAGCGGCTAAAGAAGGAAGGAGGTCGAGCATGAAAACTACCTCCCTATTCATCAAGCAGTGGGCAATCCTGACCGTCCTCATGCTTGTAGGCATGGCGGCTTTCCTTGTCCTCGCAGGAGAAGAGACTGAGCCTATGTCGTTCGGAAAGTTCGTGGCTATCAAGGTCGCTGCGTTGGCAGTGTTCGTCGCATGTGTCCTTGCTGGCAAGTATTTCAACAGCAAGGGGCTGCTGCCCGAAATTGAGGAGTGAGCCATGAGCGAGGAGGCATTGAAAATATTGACCGCTCGACTCGACCGCATAGAGCAGCTGGCACTCATCGGGGCTAAGAATACCCTTGACCTCGAGGAAGCAGCCCTCTATACAGGCTACAGCACTGGCCACCTCTATAGACTGACCAGCAATAGGGCTATCCCTCACTACAAACAGAGCCGAAAGCTTTATTTCGACAAGAAGGAGTTGGATGCTTGGATGCAGAAGCAGCGCGTCCTCACTATTGACGAGATAGACAGCAAGGCTTCTACCTATGTAGCTACCCACTAACAAGCCAACCTTTTTACCACAAAAGTGATTATATTATAATCGTTTTAAGCAACGCCCGAAGCTGTCAGAGGGCACAAGAAAGTAATAAATAATTATGGAAAGTCAAGAAATTATGGTTGTGCAGCAGGCCGACATGCTGCAAGCCCTGAACCGTTCCGAGGTGGATATTCAGATTGCCACCGCCAAGCAGTACCCGCGTGATCTTCAGGCGACGCTCAACAAGATTGAGACCTACGCAACGATGGATAAGGAGACTGCCGAGGATTGTTTCTACGTCCTTCGCCGCAAGGGAGCTGGTGGTCAGGACTCTATTATTGAAGGCTTGTCCGTCCGCATGGCTGAGATTATTGCAGGCGCATGGGGCAACCTCCGTATCGCCACCCGTATCATCGGCAACGACGGCAAGACGATAACAGCCCAAGCCGTATGTCACGACCTCGAAACCAACCTTGCAGTGAGCAAGGAAGTGAAGCGTCGTATTGTCAACAAGTACGGTCAGACGTTCAGCGAGGATATGCAGGTAGTCACTGGCAACGCTGCTGCCTCTATCGCCTTCCGAAACGCTGTGCTGGCGGTCATTCCAAAGGCCGTGACGAAGAAGGTTATCAACGAGGTTAAGAAAGTGGCTCTTGGTCAGTCTATAGACCTCGAACAGAGCCGTCAGAACCTGCTGGCCTACTTCAACAAGATTGGCGTTACTCAGGAACAGCTGTTTTTCTATCTTGGTGTCAAGACCATAGCCGAGATCGACAAGCAGATGATTTTCGAGCTGCGGGCTACGGCCAACGCTATCAAGGAAGGAACTACGACCGTCGAGGAGAGCTTTGTCAAGCCCTACCAGCAGGCACAGTTGCAGAAGGAGGCCGAGAAGAATACCTCGGAGGCTCAAAACAAGGCCGCTGCCGCTATCGCAGCCGCTACGGGTGCAGCTCCCGCAAACGTAGACCCTGAGACGGGTGAAATAAAGCCCGATGGTGAGGCCAAAACTGCTAAGAAAACCACAAAGAAATAACCCCTGAAAGCTACAATTATGGAAGTACAAGAAAAGAACCTTCTGGCCGCTTATGAGGTGGCCGACGAGAGTGGGAAGAACCTACTCAAGACCCTGTTCCCTGACGTGACATTCGACAAACAGGAGGACAAACCTATCACGGAACGCATCAAGACCCTTGAAGATGCGTTGGAGCTGTTGGGTGACGCTCACCCTTTGGTGGCTCAATACCGTACCGTAGTGAACAGCTTCCAGTACCATTCCAGCAACGCTTTCCTATTCGCAGTCGTATCGCTACAGGTGGTGTGTGCTGCCTTGAATGAGGGCTGGGAACCTCAGTTCACAGAGGATGAGAACCGCTACTATCCTTGGCACTGGCTCTACACCGAGAGTGAGATAGGTGACATGGCCACTGAGGAGCAGCACGAACGCTGCATGATGTCAACAGGCGACTATGTAACAGAATATGCGGGCTTCGCCTGTGCGAGTGCGCACAGCGCCCCCTCGCTTACGGATGCGCGCATCGGCTCTCGCCTCTGCTTAAAGAACCGCGAGCTCGCCGCGTACTGCGGCACGCAATTCATCCGCTTGTGGGCTGACTTCAAGCTGATTAGAAAGTAAACCTTTGGGAGTGCTGGCTATGGCTGGCTCTCCCTCTATTATTGTAACACAACTATTACAAACGATACAAATGAAGAAAGATTTTGTAAATATTGATGTCAAGACCCTTCAAAATGGCTACAGCCTCTCGGTGAACGGTGAGGACTTTATGTATTTCAACGAGACCGACCTGCTGGCTGGTTTTATGGCTCACGTAGGTATGCAGGAGTCGAAAGCGTTGGAACGTGGAACGCTCCTGAGTAATCTATTCTCTGCTATGATGGGTGAGGCCTACGCTGATGCAGTATCTACCCTGAAACAGCGTGTAGGGTTGCTCACTTCAAAGTATGAGGCAACGCTGGAGCAGATGGACAACAGCATAGCCTACGTAAATCAGGCCGAAAAGACCGTCAATGGCTTCAAGACAACTCTTGAACAGCTGAATGAAAGAATTAAAGCCGTAGGCTCTGACCACAAAGAGGTATCGGAGGCTTTAGCCGAGGCCAAGAAGAAGCTCGACGAAATTGCAAGAAAGAGCGACAAGGTTATGAACCAGTTAGCCAATAGCGCAACGATTATGAAGGCTATTGAGGAAACGGGGAAGAAGAAAGCTCAGGGGAAGGCCGCAGAAGCCCACTCCGAGGCTGTAGAAGCCGTTTCGGAGGATGAGCCTAATAATGACACAGCCGTTGGTGAGAAACACAAGAGACGCTCCCGCAAAGATAACGACAGGGCTGTTCTGAGGGAGCTTGAGAAACAAGCCAAGGACAACCCCAACATCAAGTAGCACTATGAGTAGCAGCAAGGAATATTTCAAGCGGCTTCGGAGTGGTGAGGTGTTACCAGCCTTCCGTGATGATCTGCGTGTCAACCAGTACATGAAGGATGAGGAGCGACAGAAGCGGCTCGACATCAGAACCGACATACTGGCCAATATCCTTGCTGCCTACCCTACCACCCCTACTGCAAAGCTCGCCAAGGAATATGGCCTAACGAATGAGTATATCTCCCAGCTGGCCATGCAGCACGGGGTGCATAAGGTAGGCTACAAGGGGAACAGGACAGCTGCCAACAAGGTTGAGAAGGTGGACTCTGAGGGAAAGGTGGTTGCTGTGTACGACTCCGCTAATAAAGCGGCCAAAGCCGAGGGAGTGCCGTACAGCTCTATCCGCTGCCGCATCGAGGGTAGGGTAACAACACCGCTCAACGGCTTCACCTTCCGTATAAAGAAACAGTTCTCGAAGCCGCAGCCCCATATTGATGAGGACTTGACGGCTGACTTCGACGATGAAGATTTTGATTTTGATTTTTAACCAATAAACAACAGCAAGATTATGAGTAACACAGTTATTCGCCCTCAGTCACGCGAGGAGTGGCTGAAAGTAAGAGAGAGTGGTATCGGTAGCTCGGAGGTGGCTACCATAGTAGGACTGAACCCGTGGGAAACTCCCTACCAGCTTTGGAGGAGAAAGCTCGGTATCGACCCACCGAAGGAGGAGAACTTTGCCATGAGGGCTGGTCACTACCTGGAGGACGCCGTTGCTCAGTTTTGGCACGACGAGACGGGTCAGGAGATAATCAAGTCCAGTGCTGGCGACTGGATCATCCGCAGCGATGAACGCCCCTACCTGCAGGTAAGCCCCGACCGCACCTACTGGCTCGCTGGTATGACCCGCAATAATGCCAACAAGGGCATATTGGAGTGTAAGACTACGCAGAAGGCAATAGACGCTGATGACCTGCCAAAGCACTGGTTCTGTCAGGTGCAGTACCAGCTCGGAGTCGCTGAGTTGCAGAAGGGGTCGCTGGCTTGGCTGTGCAGCGGACGTGAGTTCGGCTACAAAGACCTTGCTTTCGTTCCTGACTTCTACGGCTGGCTGGTTGATGAGGTTGAGAAGTTTTGGAAGGACAATATCGTAGGAAAACAGGAGCCTTCTGCCGTCAGCGTTCAGGACGTTCTCCTGAAGTACAACCGACACACCGACGGCAAGGTGCTGGAGGTAGGTGATGATATTTTCCGCGATTATCAAGACCTAAAAGATGTTCGCAAGCAGCTCGACGCGCTGGAGGAGCGCAAGGAAACGCTGGAAGGCCGCATCAAGCTCGCTTTCGGTGACGCGGAGGCTATCAGCTACGGTGGTGACACCATCGCTACTTGGAAAGCTCCGAAGCCGTCTAAGAAGTTCGACGCAAAGGCTTATCAGGCCGACCACTCCGACCTGTGCGCTCCGTATATGCGCGAGACGCAAGGCTCCCGTCGTTTCCTCCTGAAATAAACCAGCTATGAGTTATCACGAACAACGCGAGAAGTGGCTGCGGGAACACCCCAACGCCACTACCGAGGAGGCTTGGAATGCGGGCTACCTCACCTCTACCGACAACTGGTGTAAGCGTACCCGCTGAATAACTCCTTCATAACCGAAGCAGCAGAATGTTCATACGATTATATAACCTACTCCCGTGCATGGGTGGAGCAGCCGAAAGGCTCTCCGACGCTGTGCTGAAAGCGTGGTTAGCCCTACCCACGGGAGTTCTTAGCAACGCCTGAATAAAAAATGATTACATTGCGTCAAAATCAGGTTGAGCCTATAGACAAGGCCATAAAGTTCTTCCGCGAGGAGAAGCCCAGCCCAAGCCTAATCGTATTGCCGACGGCTTGGGGCAAGTCCATTCTAACGGCTTATGTGGCCAAGTACTGCGGTGAACACCTGATAGTCCTCCAGCCATCGAAGGAGCTGCTGGAGCAGAACTACAAGAAGTACTGCACCCTGTGCGGTGGCTTCGGCATGAATGCAGGCATTTTCTCGGCCTCCTGCGGGCGCAAGGAGATTATGCCTATTACCTACGCTACCATAGGCTCAATCAAGGCTCTCGGACAAAAATTCAAGCAATTAGGCTTCACAAAGATGCTTATAGACGAGGCTCACCTGTACCCGCGAGAGGCTACCAGCATGTTAGGCCGTTTCCTGAAGGACAGCGGCATAACTCATGTGCTGGGTATCACGGCAACCCCCGTCAAGCTACAAACTAACTTTGACAAGGACGGCAACACGTTCTCGAAGCTGGTTATGCTCACCTCCAAGAGCAAGAAGGGTAATTTCTACAAGTATATCCTTCACGTAGGACAGGTAGAGGAAATGGTGCGGCTCGGCTTTTGGTCGCCAATAAGCTATGTGGAGAATGAGTTCGACGGTTCCCTGTTGGTGTTCAACAGCTCTAAGAGTGAGTACACCGAGGAAAGCGTGAAGCTGGCCTACGACGCTAACGGAGGACTCCAGCGCATCGTGGACGCTATCGAGAACCACCCAGAGCGTCGGCATATCCTTGCCTACGTTCCTTCCGTACAAGACGCTATAGACCTTGCAGCTGCATACCCCAATTCAGGAGTTGTGTATGGGGAGCAGGACAAGAAAGAGCGCGAGGCTGTCATCAGCCGTTTCAGGGCTGGTGAGCTGCGGGTGATTTTCAACGTGCGAGTCCTTTCTACGGGCTTCGACTTCACAGGTATAGACTGCATTGTGCTGGGTATCTCCACAGCCTCAATAGCCCTCTATTATCAGATCATTGGCCGAGGCACCCGTATAGACCCCAACAAACGTGACTGCCTCGTAGTAGACCTCGGAGGTAACGTGAGCCGTTTCGGGAAGGTCGAGGACATCAGCTTCGAGCAGGGCAAGATGTGGCGAATGTTCGGTACTGGCGGTCGCCTCCTTTCGGGCATACCTATACACGACATAGGCAAGTACACTCGTGCAGACACTCAGGCCGTGGACGCGAAGGCCGCTGCTCCGCTGGAGATTATGCCTTTCGGGAAGTACAAGGGTGAGCAGATAAAGAACATTCCCCGTGACTACAAGCAGTGGATGATACGCACCTTTGAGTGGACTGAGAGGAACGAAAAACTACGCAAATCACTAATAGCAACGATGTAGTATGAACAACACGGTTATTTTCTATAACGACTGGTATGAGGCCGTCAAGGAGCTTCAGGATGATGAACGCCTGAGAGCCTACGACGCTATCATGCTTTATGCCTTCGAGGGTACTGTGCCAAGCGACAAGTTCATCAAGGCCGTAACCGCTTTGATGCGCAAGGCAATAGACCGCGACAAGGCGAAATTCGGTGAGGTCAGCAGAAAGCGAGCCGAGGCCGTCAGCAAGCGTTGGAAAGCATACAAAAGTATGCAAAAGAATACAAACGATACAAGCTCTACAAGTCCTACTGATAATGAGAATGATAATGAGAACGAGAATGATAATGAGCCTACTACTAAAGTAGTGAAAGGCGAAAATAAAGAAAAAACCTCTAACGAGGTTAAAAAGAAAGTCGCCTCTACTCAGGTCAGGCGTTTCTCAAAGCCAACCGTCGAGGAGGTCAGGGCGTACTGCTCAGAGAGGGGCAATTACGTCGACCCTCAGCAGTTTGTGAACTTCTACGAGAGCAAGGGGTGGATGATAGGTAAGTCACCTATGAAGGACTGGAAGGCCGCTGTCAGGACGTGGGAGGCCAAGGACGGACGCAAGCCTACGAAGAAGGGAGTGACCCTCGGAGCTGGCGAATGGATAGACAACGACGGCAAGCGCAGATATGGCTCAGGCCATGAGGTGCCGATGAACGCTCCTGCCCGTCCGAGCGAGAGCAGTTACTGGAGTACAGAATCAAATAGCTGGGTGAGTGGCGTATGAAAGACTATAGCGATTACGGGATAAAAATCCCGACAGGGCTTCACAGGGGCAAGGTGAAGGTGTTCTGCCCGAACTGCCATGATAAGCGTACGGACAAACGTGACAAGAGCCTTTCCGTTGATCTTGACAAGGGTGTATGGAACTGCCACTATTGCGGATGGGCTGGCCACCTTGAATACACCGATGAGGAGAAAAAGGAGTGGGTGCAGAAGCAGTCATGGTACACCCCAGCTCAGACACGTAGGGAGAAACCCGTCTATAAGAAGCCGAAGCCAAGGCAGACCGCTCCGATGTCTGCCAAGGCTTTGGCGTGGTTCGCTGGCAGAGGTATCAGTGCGGCTACCTTGCAGGCTATGAAGGTCACTGAGGGTATGGAGTTTATGCCTCAGAATAACGCTCAGTCGAATACCGTGCAGTTCAACTACTACAAGGACGGGGAGCTAATCAATACCAAGTTCCGCACGGGTGACAAGAAATTCAAAATGGTGTCGGGAGCCGAGCTGCTGCCCTACAACATTGACGGTATCAAAGGAACGAAGGAGTGCATCATCACCGAGGGTGAAATGGACGCTCTCAGCTTCTACGAGTGCGGAAGGCACGACGTGGTATCAGTACCCAACGGAGCCAACGCAAACCTGTCCTACCTTGATGACTACATAGAGGACTATTTCGAGGACAAGGAGACAATCTTCATAGCTTCCGACACCGACACCAAAGGGGTGCTCCTGCGCGACGAGCTTCTAAGACGCTTCGGGGCTGAACGCTGCCGCATACTGGAATACGGGGAGGGCTGCAAGGACGCTAACGAGCACCTGCAGAAATTCGGCAAGGAAAGCCTGTTACAATGCCTCGCCAACGCCCCAGAAATAAAGCTTGAAGGAGTGTTCACGGTTCAGGACTTCGAGACCTCACTGGACGCTATCTTCGAGAACGGCTTGCAGAAGGGCGTGACCATAGGGCATGAGAACTTCGACCGACTGATCTCCTTCGAGACGAAACGCCTGTGCATCGTCACGGGTATTCCAGGCAGTGGTAAGTCCGAGTTCATAGACGAGATAACGGAACGGCTGAATATCCGCTACGGCTGGCGGTGGGCATATTTCTCTCCTGAGAACGCTCCACTGGCCTATCACGCCTCGAAGCTCATAGAGAAATTCACGGGAAAGCACTTTAGTCAGAAATGGCTCACGCTGCCTGAGTATCGTCAGGTGAAGAACCACCTCGAGACAAACTTCTTCTTCATCAGCCCAGCTGCGGACTACAAGGTAGACTCCATATTGGAGCGAGCAAAGTTCCTTGTCAGGCGCAAGGGCATCAAGGGGCTGGTCATAGACCCGTACAACCGACTGGAGAACGAAGCTGGCAACCGCTCCGAGACGCAGTATATCAGCGGGCTGCTTGACAAGCTCACAAACTTTGCCCAGCAGAACGACATCATGGTAGTGCTTATGGCTCACCCAACGAAGATGAGCAAGAACAAGGACGGTCAGATTGAGGCTCCTACGCTTTACGACATCAGCGGCTCTGCCAACTTCTACAACAAGGCCGACTTCGGCTTGGTCGTTCACCGTGACCGCATCAATAACGTCGTTGAGGTCAGGGTGCAGAAGGTCAAGTTCCGACACCTTGGAGAGGTAGGTACGGCCTACTTCAAGTACAACCTGAATAATGGTCGCTACACGCCTTGGTATCAGGGAAGTGGCGAGCCTGTTTGGGACAACGACAACCACCTTGCAGCCGAGCTGCGACGCAGGCAGAAGGAGGCTGAGGAGGTAGCGCAGCTGGACTTCGACGCTTTCATGCCGACGGGCGAGGAATGCCCGTTCTGACAACGAATATTCACTAACCCCTAAATAATTCACAACTATGGCACAACAGCAATTGAGAGACGAGAAAACAAGGCGCGTGGGCTTCATGCGCAAGTACACACCGCTGGTACTTTCCAGCCTGATTACAGCTAACAATTCGGCTTCAGGACGGCAGCACATAGACGAGGCTGTCCGTACTACCGAGGAACTTTGCCGACGGCTGGAGAGGTACGAGCAGCATTTAATGATCGAGGAGGGCAAACTATGAAGGTACGGCCAACAGCAGAAGGAGTGAGGGCGTTTCTTGAAGCCCTCAACTCCACTCTCGAGAAAGACGGCTTCCTGCTACTCAGCGTTCACTTCGATCGCAACGAGGAAACAGGTCAGCTAAGAAACGTCAGAATGAGCTACGAAGAAAAAACAAAAACCGAGTGAGTTATGACAGTAGCAGATATTTTGAAGAAGGAGGCGCAGCTGGAAGTCCTTCAGGATGTAGCAAAGGAGTACCGACATAACCGCACCGTAGGCAACATCATTCAGAGCCTCACAGCGGAGATTTCGGAAGCTAAGCAGCGGCAGAAAGGAGGCCTGAGATGAAAGTTGAACTGACGCTGGAGGATTTTCCTTCCGACAAGAAGAACTGCGGCAACTGCACCCGCAAGGCTGGAGTGTGCCCGAGACGGAAGAAGTCTAACCCAAACGGATATGTGATGAACAGCGTCACTGGCGAGGTAGGCGGGATAATCTACTGCTGTCCGAATTACACAGGCCATTTCGAGAAGAAGCCTGCAGAACCAGCGAAGCAGCTCGATCTGTTCAATGGCGAGGGCTACGTTGAGCCGAAAAAGCCTACGAAGTTCTGCCGTACCTGTAAGCACCGTCAGCGCATGACAGCAGATTGGGGCAACAGCGTTTGGCAGTACTGTTCGGTAAGGAGAAGGAACCGTACGCAAAACGG